CCAGTACAACGGGCGCTTGATCCACGGTGGCCAGCTGCAGCAGCCGCAAACCACCAAATTTTGGCTGGAGCCCAGTGGTCTCCACGTCAAACGCCACAAAGCTGGCGCGGTCGAGCGTGTGCAGGTGCTCGATCCCCTGAAGAATGTTCATGCCGGGTAGGGCGTGTTCTGTATTACTCTAACACACCTGTCAGCTCTTTGGCCGCACACAACTCAGCCAGCACCGTCCCACCTTCGGGAATCCCCAACGTGCAGCGGTGATACCAGTGAACACAGGTCCGGCACTCTCCGCCATCCGGCAGCGGCTTGTGCTTTTTCAACAAATGCTGCAGCCGCAACTCCTCTTTCCCTGCATCGCTGGAGCGATAACACTTGAAGCAGTAAACGGCGTTGGTGGTGATGCTGCCGCATTGGATGCAGCGGCGGCTGTTGATTGGAACTTGCATCAGAAAAAACGAACACGTAAAAATCCTGGAAGGCGCTTCATCACGCCAGTTTTGGTGTGCTGAGCTGCGCCATCGGGCAACTCAACCTCGACCGTAAAAACCCTGTGTCCACATTGCGGGCATTTCCGCTGGCGCAAGATCGACTCCGCCGTATCCCGGCAAGTGCGATCCACGTCCATCCGCTTGAAATCACACTTGGCGCACCGCATTTTTCCACTTCTTGTTTTTAACAATGCACCAAGCGTGCTGGTACGAAATCCCATACACCTTGGCCAACTTCGAAATCGAAGTGCCAGAGGCATAAAGATGCCTCAAATCCAGCGCGTTCTGCGGCGTCAAAACCGCCGTCCCCGGAATCGACCCCTCCCGAAACGAAGTCCTAGTCGGCGGCCTCTTGGGCTCAGTCATCCAGTTGCCCCAGTTCGTCGGCGACGGCGAGTATATGAGCCTTAATGGCGTGGTGCGCGGCAAACACGCCCGCGTCAGCGTCAGTGTCACCTAACGGTTTATCCAACTGGAGCTGATAAGCAACAGCCCGAAGGACAGCAGCAGCCGTAAGGTGATCGTCGATTGGTGCGAACTGGTAGGCATCCAAAATTGCCTGCGCGGGGGAAGAGAGTTTAGTCATCAGCATCCCCCTTTTGCTCAAGCTCTGATGGCGGCAATGGAATCAAATACCATTGCACAACTTGCCTATCAAAATCTTCCCAGGTATCTCCATTAGTCCACCCAACCGTTTTGTCGTAAAAAGCAGGAAACCATTCGCCTTCGACGGATTCTTTAATCCAGTACCAGCGATCTGGAATAGGCATGGAATACATGCGCCCCACCTCACTGGCCACGGCCTGATGGATTCCGGCACCCAGCTCAAGTTTTTCAACCCTGGAACGCAGCTCAAGAACACACGCTTGAAAGCTTCCATTAAAAACCTGGCTGTTTTCAATCTGCTGCCATTGTCCGGGCGTTGCTTTGTAGTCAGTCATCGAGTTGCTCCAGTGCGCGGCGGATGGGGCTATCGGGTGCAATGTCCATAACGTTCTCCCATTCAGCTAGTTCAGCCAGCGCCTGCTCCTTCAAGCTCGGGGGCTTGGGGCGGCGATGCAGGCGAAGTAGTGTCCACGCAGGGATGCCTTTCTGCTGGAGCAGTTCACAGCACGCCTCCAGCTCCTGGTCTGCGCCCCATTGGGCGGCCTGACGCGCCACGTTTTTGAGCCGACTGGCGGTGATGGTGATGACAGCTTCCTCTTGGGGGTCCCACGGGTAGCCGTCATCAATCAGCCACTCCCCCACTTGTGTGTCGCTTGGCTCCGGCGGTGGAGCAATGGTGCTCTCTGGTTGCGACACTTCAAACTTTCCCGTTGTCCACGGAATACGAAAACGCTCAGCCATTTCGATAAGCCTCTGTTGCAAGAGTGTTAATCAGCCGGTTCAGATACCACCGGCACTTTTCTGCATCCTCCAGCGGATTCTTCTTCAACCACATCCGGCTGAGATATTTCAGGCATTGCCACTGGAGCGAACCAGTCACAGCGTCTGGCGCGTGCTGGACCCAATCCTCCAAGATGTCAATGACTTCTATCTTGCCGGCGGTGTAATGGCTGGGATGATGCACTGCATCACTGACCTGAAACTCAAAATCGCTCATCCTTTGGATTCCTGAACGGTGGTGTCGCCGTGATAACGGCCAGTCATCGAATAGTCTTTGCCGGGCAACATCGACATGCGGTGGAACACAATCTGTGCAATCCGCATCCCAGGCCACAATGAAACCGGATGCAAAGCGCGTGCATTTTGCAGCTCCAGCGTCAACCGCCCTTTGTAACCGGGGTCGATATACCCAGCGAGCAAATGCTCAATCCCCTCCCTAGCCCGACTGGATTTGAGCGCCAGCTGCCCAGCAATACAGTCAGGCAGCTGGAACTCCTCCAACGTCTCCGCGAGTATGAACTCATGCGGCTGGAGCAAGAAAGGTTCCTCCTGCGTGTGCCCCACGTCCTGGTCGTAGGGGCTAACCAGCTTCCGCCGCACCAGCGACACAATCTGGTGGTCACACAGGATCGACACCTCAGAGCACCACGGCGGTGGGCTGATCCTGCTGGAGCGTCACGTGTTTCCACGTCTTGTTCCACTTGATGCAGTTGATCGTGGTGCTGTGGACGCCAAACTCCTTAGCGATCTTGGCGACCGACTTGCCACCAGCCTGCAGCTGGCGCTTAATCTCCAGCACCTTCTTCTCCGTCAACGCCGCCCTCGTCTTGCGGCGCGACACACGAGTCTTAGGTTGAGACTTCGGAGTTTGTACGGCGGTTGTACGTACAGCCTTGGCTGCTGGTGCGATTGTTGGCTTGGTCACGTCCAGTTCGACGTGCTGGCAGGCGTTGATGGCCACGAAGGCGTGCTCCAGGGCAGTGGTGATCTGCTGGAACTGTTCGTCAGAAAGAATGTGCATGATCGTTGGTAGAACGGTGAGAGTGTAGTACAGGATCAGCGAGAAGAAAGCTCGATCTGGAGCGCAGCCTGAAAGTAACCGGCGATTTTCATGCGCCGAAACTCTGAGCTGGCATCGTCGCTGTGCTTGTCCTCGATAAAGGAGTAGTTGTGCCGCGACTCGTTGAGGGCCGCCAACGTCTCGACGTTTAGCAACTCCAGGTCTCGAAGCGGCATCTCCTTGATCTTGTCCAAGTAAACGGTCTGGCTCAACAGGAAGGACCTGTAGAACGGAACCACGTTGGTTTCAGTCATCAATAGCCGTTGGTGTAAATGCTCCAGCGCTCGCGCACCCAAGCGTCGTATTCAGCGGGCGTCGCAAAACGCCCTTGAAATTCCCTTGGAACGGAGGTGGAGGGTTTAGCAGGTTGCCGATAGAGATCGGCTATTTCACCGGGGCCGTAACCTCGGGACTGCCGATAGTAATCGTTGTACCAGTCAAAGTTCATGCGAAATACCTGGGGTCTTGGTGGCGTATCCGGGTGAGATCCGTGAGACGCAACTTGAGAATCTCGTGGATGGCCAGCTTGGCGAGTCTGCTGGAGCAGATCGTGTCGCTGGTGGCAAACACGTAGATCAGGTGACGATACAGCTGGGTCAGGGTTTTCGCCTTGACCCAGTGCGTGTCGCCGGGAATCGGCTCGGTACCGTATTCCCAATCGTCGTAGTCCTCGGAGTTCCGAAGCTCGCGGGCTTCAGTCGTCCCAATCAGACGTGTCGATTGGGGCCCAGTCGTCGATTCTGTTGGTGAGGAGTTGGCGGAGTCCGTCATCGCTGGCGGGGATCAGATCCTCTTCGTGAAGGTCGAAGGAGCCTCTGCACAAGGCAGGCCCCCACTCTGCCGGATAAAGGTGGCTTTGCGGAATGACCACAACCATGTCGTCAACAACGGCATTGACACAGAGGCGAGTACCACCATCTTCAAACCACAGATCCTCAATTTCTAGTACCTGGCTCATTTGACCTCCCGTGCAGTTTGGCGGGCTTCGATGCCGTCCATCCAGGCATCCCAGCTCATCTTCAAGAACTGTTCCAGGTCCTGCAGTTGCTGGAGCTGGAGCATGTCGTAGGTCGGGTCTACACCGAGACGCTCGCTATCGACGATTTTTTCTTGGAGCTGAATCGCAGACCAGTGGACGGCGAAGTACCACGGGCTGAGCTTGGTGTTGTCAACTTTGGTGCAGGTGAAATCGTCCATGTCAATCAGTAATAAAAGGCACGCCGTTGCGGGCGTGCCCTTACTGTTGCACACAGCCAGCTAGGCGTCCAGCCGGGCTGTTGCAATTCTTCATGTGGCCCATTGGGTGAGGTAGACAGTGACTACCAGCATCCCCAGCAGCCACGTCAGCCCAAAGACCACCACCGGCGGAATCACGCTGGAACCCCCAGGTCTTCCGGCTGGTACTGAGTCAGAACACAGACGTCAGCGCCCTGTTTGAGCGCCGTCCCAACGATGTAGTGAAACTGCCCGTGGGCATCGTCTGACTCGACGATCTGGTATTCCTCAACCTCATACGCCCGGCCCCTTCGATACCACTGAACGCGCACGACGGCCAGCAGCTCGAAGGGGATGTCACCGACGGTGTAACCCAAGGTTGGCTT